CATTGCTTCCGGTCCACTACGAATAGGAACACCATCCCTAAACTGGTAGCGATCAGAAGCAATGTCAGAGAGTTCGTTGATAACTGTATCTAGTGGAAGTCCGTGAGTAAGTGCGAAGGTTAGCATTCGTGAGAACGCATTGCACCATGCAGCTACAGAACTTCCACTCTTACCAATGATGATATCGACGCGGTTGATCTTTGCATTCTCACCTTCCGTAATGCAGATGGTTGCATCTCCATCTGGAGTTGGAAGAGAGAACGTAAAGTTCTCATAACCAATGTCGCTCCTCATTGGAGTAATAGAATTATTACTCGTCGTCATCGTCGTCATCTTCGATCTTTAGAACAGTATCGTCATCATCGTCACTATCTCGATCCGACAATACATCTTCGATGTCCAAGTCAGAGGAGATATCATCCTCATCCTCTTGTGTTGGATCATAGTTGCGGAGAATGATTGCGTTCTTCAACCGCTCCACTTCTTTCTCGATTGTGTTAGACACTTGGAATCCAGAGAGCGTAAGCTCTTCGTCGAGAAAGGTTAGAATGTTTAGTGCAGGTGCAATGATGCTTGGAGAAAGTCCTTTGTCTCCAAGATGGATACCAACGAGAAGGCGGATATCAGATAGGATCATACATAACTCAGAAGAAAGGTGAGAAGTTATTCCGGCCAGTAGTATCCATACTTAACTGGAACCTCCGGAAATTGTGGACCATAGTGTGCATCATCTTTAAAGCGCAACGATGAACGATGAGAAAAGATGATAGCATCGAACTGCTTCACGTTTGATATCCACGTGGGATAGCACAGCGGACCAGACAATACTGCAATGTCAGTGAAGTATGAAAGAAGAGAATCAGAGAAGCCTCTACTGATCCACTCTTTACACATGGCTGCACCGTACAGCGCCAACATATTATCACATCCTCGCCACATCCTCGCGGCAGGATGATTCTTCCACGCAAGATTAAGCGGAGAAGACAGGGGCGTAAACTTTGTCTTGTAGAGCGAGATCTTTTGATTTGTTTGTAGAATTTGTTTGCATTCCACTCTCTGCTTACCTAATCGTTTGTTGTCTAGTGATTGTGCAGTGAGTTTGAAACTTGTGTGTGTTAGGAATGTTTGCATAAATGAAATGGGTTGAGGTCGCCATGAGTGTAGTATAATGGGGAGAGCAGGAAAAGTCAAGGGGGGTTGACAAGCCCGCACCCTTGACAGTCCCTTCCGCTCATCCATACAGATTAATCATCTCCATCATCATGTAGAATTTCATCTCCCCATCTCTTGTGCCACTTCCGCATATCTTCGAGAGTTGTGCATAGAACTGGAGGGAATACAATGCACCAGCCAAATCGAACTCCCCAGAAATTTTCTATTACGAGTTTGTTCTGCCTGTCATAATAGGCAAGAAAAACGGTCTCCGAACTTGTGATTGCTAAGATCATCTTGTCTACCTCGAATTCTTGAGTGCTTGAATAAGTTCTGACAACATACCCTGCTGCTCTTCTGCATATCCTTGTGTGCCGTCGATAGACTGCTCGAAGATCTTAGCTTTACGCATAAGAATTCCTACGATCAGTGCATCTACTGTCTTCTCAATCTCCATCCACACTGACGTTGCACCGTGAACATCAATCAAGCGGCCATAGCATCTTGCCTCTGCTTGGTTGATATCTTTCATCGTCCACGGTAGATCATTGAAGAGAACTGTAGATGCAGAAGTCAAGTTCAATCCTTCTTGTCCAGTTGCAACCGTGAGAACTAGGACTCGCGTATCGGGATTGGTATTGAAGTCATCTACATATGCCATGCGCGTAGCATTATCGACGCCACCATGAATAACATTGCAGCCAATCTCCACTGCAATCTGCTTGGCGGGAAGAGTGAAGTTGGAGAACACTAGAATCTTCTCTTCGGTTTGTTCTAAGAAGTTCTGAATGTACTCTACTGACTCGTCTGCTTTCGCATCGGCCACAATCTGACGCAAGCGATTGAGTTGAACGAGTGTGTTCTGAATATCCATCTCGTTACCGTCAATCGTTTGATAAACCATTTCAAGCGCAGACTCGTACCGTTCGCGATGTAGTGGCGAGAGCGATATGGAATGCGTGATGCGCGAGATGGGAGGAAGTTCTGTGAGAACATCTTTCTTGGCCCGGCGAAACATGTACGGGAGTAATGCGCGCTGAAGTTCTTTGGGATTCTTGGGCGCACCGTTGCCGTTGTCATACGTATTGAGGAATGATTGTTCGGAAGGGAATGTATCTGGTGCGATCCAATACAACAGGGGAAACAATTCCTTGAGGCGATTGACTAGTGGTGTACCAGTCAGAGGAATCTTACGAGGAACATTCATGCGAAGAATAGCTTTGGTGCGCTTCGCGCTCATGTTCTTGAATGAATGTGCTTCGTCTGCAATGATACAGTCTAGAAACTTTGCAGACGCTACTGCATTGATGAGATCAGCCCAAGGATAGTTGACTACATCTTTGCCAGCTTTCTCGTTAGATACTTCTGTACCGATTACTTCATAGTTGAGGATGAAGTATTGAAACTCTTTGTTGAAGAATGCTTGCATCGTGGTGTGATCTGGAATGCGTCCACCTAATACTACTGGGCGCTTGCCAGTGAGCTTGCGTATCTCACGATCTAGATTAGGAACGAGAGATGACTTCGTGAAGAAGATGGTACGATAGTTATTATCTTCGCAGAACTTGAGAGAGACGGCAGTCTTCCCTAGTCCCATGTCCAAGGCGAGAATCTTGTTATCAGTATTGTAGTTAAGATAACGGAAAGCTGCTGCTTGGAAGGGACGCAGTGTGATAGGTCCCAATTCGTGATTGATTTCTGGTGCGTCGTTTGCTGTGGCGAAATCAAACGCAAGCCGATCACGTTCGAGAGTCTTGGTAATGTAGTGCGATGTCTCATCGTCAATGGTGTAGTTGAGATGCTTGTACTCTTCTGTGAGAATACGATAAAGACTAGGAGATTCTTCTAGTGGAATCGTGAAGCCTCCACCATCTACGAATCGGTAATCGTTAAAGCGATACGGAGGGAAATAGATTCCCTTGTTAGTTGAAACAACTACACGAGTCGGTCCCATCTTACGCACATCGAGATCAATGCGCTTGATTTCGGGCGGCTTGATATTCTCGGGCAGAGATATGTGATCTGGCTGCACCTTGCGTACGCACAACTCACACAACTCCCCATACAGTTCTACTTCTTTATCTGTTTGTGGAACTGTGCAGCGACGGCAACTAAATTTCGGGGGCATTACTTTAGTTCTCTGATTGGGTTGGAAGAAGATGTGTGGAAGTATTACGATACTCTAAGTGAGTGTGTAACGAACCTGATTCATTAGATGAGATTGTGTATGAAGATGGTTCTTCTGTGCCGCGAGCGTTGACTTGCTGAGAACGTGAGGATTCTAACAAGTCTACAAGTTCTTCTGTCTCTGTATCTTGTAGCATAAGAATAGACAGAGCGTGTTTGAGTGCATACACTTGCGGCTCAAGCGGCAGAGATGCAAACAATTCGGTAGTAAGTGTGCGTCCGCTCAATCTATCTGTGAGCGTAATCGAACCAGACATCTTGAAGTAGCGATCATCGAGTGCATTATATCCATAGGACATAACGGTACGACGCAGACGCTTGCGTTCTTTCGTAATAGCGTATGCAAGATCACCAGTAACTAGAGCTGATCCAGTCTTGGACAGAAGCGTTGCAAGTTTGATAGCTTTGTTAGCTGCGAATCGAAACTTTGCAATGCGCGGCTTATCTGTCTTGTCAAGAGATACGAACTCGTAACCGTTGACAAAGATAACCGCTTCGTCACATCCAGTACGCTGGATATGAAATAGATCTACGTCCTGCAAACGAAACGAGATAAGAGTCTTCCAGTTAGTAGGAAGATCAGAGTCGTGAGCAAACGTTTGGAGAACTGTGTGTGCCGTAGATGACAGAGTATCTACGAGTAAAGATAACTGCTCTGGCGGTATAGAACTTAGATTGATTGTCATGCTTGGTTTCTCTCGGTTTTGAAAAAAAGATGAGATGAAATAATACAGCAATGGCTGCACAGATTAAACTTTACACGTCGCTGTGGGAGAGTGTACAGTCTAAAATGTGCAGCCATTGCTTCGCTAAAATGATTAGCGGTTGATACCCAGCTGTGCCATGATCGCACGAACCAGCGCATCGGGATCGTTCTTCAACGATTCGGCGAGTTCGGTGATCTTCTCCAGCTTCATCTTCGCACCCTCACGAGTACCGCGCTCCTGCTCGGCGAAGATGTTAACTTCCGTAGCAGCATCGCGCATGAAATCAGCGAGATCAGACGGGAGAACCTTCGCATCAGTCACGCGAGAACGAACGATGCGGACAGTCTCGTTACGTTCTGCGGTATTAATGAGATCGAGAACGACAGCCTCGAAACGATCAGCCGTGATTCCGCTGGATTCAGCGGCAGACTTCGCATCGGCGAGCGAAAGATATTCACGAACGAGAATCGCTGCGGGAGAAATCTTGATAACGGGAACGTCCTTCGCGCTTTCGCCCTTGCCATACTTCGTGGACGGGAGATGCGGATAATCAGACGCCTTGAGATTGTTAGCAGCGAACTCGAAATACTTCGCTTCGCCCTTCGCAGTCTCAGCCTTGCCAGATGCAACCAAAGTGAACGACATGATGTAGCCTCACAAATAAAGTGAGTTAATAAGTATTCTATAACGGAAGTGTTATAGAATTATCCATCATCCGGTTTAGGAATGAATGGAATGCCTCACTAGGGAATCGAACCCTACAAACTCGCAGACGAAAACCGGAGAAGAAACGTCGCGTAGGTTTGGCCAGTCGTGAGGCGTACAAAACAAAATAACATCGCACACATATAAAGTGTTAAGAGATTATTTTGTTTTGTGGTGCTGCCCTATGAATACAGTATAGCGGGTAGGGGTCCGAAAGTCAAGGGGTTCGGGGGAGCTGGTGAGCTGGACAGTAGGGCAGCCAGAGCGAAGGTAGCTGGAAGTACTTGACAGAGGGCGACGCCCTCAAGGTACTGTACAACCATAACTTCTGTAGAACTGTAACTATTGAGGATAGCTTTCATTCTACGATCTCATCTTCTGAAAGTTCGAACATCTTGTCGTAGCAATCTCCGCAAATGCCAGAGATTAAAAGCTCACGGAGATCGAGAGAAAGATACGGGAATGCATTCTGGATGCGCGTTCCATGTCTCCACTTAACGTAGTCGATCTCTTCTACAACGATATCGTGGAAGGTTCCACATCCGCCGCAGTTGCGAGATAAATCTTTTGGCTCGCGAAAGATCATGTTAGTTTTCTCCTACGCGTAAACGCGATTGAAGGTGATCGACCAATCCAACCAGTGCATCGTGAGGAAGCTCCCACCTATCTTCTACAAGATAGATGTGGCAAAATGCGTCGACAGCATGATCGAATACATCGCGCAGAATCTCGCCATGAGAATCTGGTTTGTGCGGTGCGTCTACAACCATTTCGGCTTGATACTTCGCTACTTTCCCTGAATCGGGAAAGAACCAAACGCGGCCGTGCGGACTTTGTTCGATCAGAATCTTTGTCACAGTGCGATCTCGTGATAATGGTTGAGAAGGGTAACCATTGCTTCGACGGGAAGTTCATCCACATCTCCCACGCAATAAAGCGCGCACATCGCCCACTTTGCAAAATGGTAGGGATAAGGTTCGATGTCAAATCCACGCGAATCTTCCAATATGTAATTCTTTCCATCTTCGCCAAACGGAAGATGGTACAACTTGGAGTTTTTGTGTTCAGCTACGAGCTTCTTCACCATGTTATTATCCTCAGAGTTTACGAATGTGAAAGACGGCACCATCGGCGGACGTATCGTGAATCAGATCAATCACAGCTTGTGCTTCGCGAAGAGTATAGAACTCTGCGATGACGGCGTCGAGCGCCGTTACAACAATTGCGTACATGTTTTCTCCGATTGTGGTGGATTGTACTACGGTGAAACAACAAAAGAAAATAGGTGGGAAGGAATCGAACCTTCCATACTACCCAACATCTCACCTAAGTGAAACTATCCGATCAGGGTTGTCACATTAGATTCACGAATCGTCGCCACCACATTCCAACCAAGGCTGCGAAAATGTTCTGCAATTTCCTTGGCCTCTTCGTTAGTAAAGAGAAACTTGAGAAAGTGAAAGTCCAGCTTCTCGCCGTGATTTTCATAGTCACGATGAGTCAGCTCAAAACGATAAATCTTCTTCTCGCGGGGCATGATTTTCTCCGATTGGGTGAAAGTTGTACTACGGTACAGCTAATCTATCTGACAGAATCGAACTGTCAACGGCCTAATCCTGATAGAAAGTTCCCATGGTTCCCCAGCTTTCCCATACTTTCCCTTGGAATCCCTTGGTTTTCTGGGTATGGGTACCGAGGTCGAGAGGTAGGGTTGGTTGTTAGTAGTGTAAGTATTTAAAAATATATTAATATATATCTATATACATATACTACTAACTACACAACCACCCACCCATACACCCGCTTGTGCCCATACCCGAAAAACCAAGAGAAAGCTCGGGAAACCATGGGAAAGCTGGGAAAGCATGGGAACCCAAATTAAAGTTTGGGAAGAATAAAAGTAAATGTTAATTGCTAAAGAAAGTAAATGTTAGCAAAAAACATTCGAGAGTCGAGAAAAGAATGTAAAGCCAAAGTTCCCCAAACATTGGATGTCTGGGGAAAATTGGATTTAATCGGGAAGTGTACCGGATTTACTACAGTGATTCGCGCTTTTCTTCTACACTAGGAAAAGCTTCCAGATTCGCTTCGATGACGGTTTTCCAATACTTGTAACCCGCTGCACGAGTCAGGGCCATTGCGGCGCGCTTCACGTTCGATTCAATGTACGAGAGACGCATCATGTTGCCTGACGTCATTTTTGAGCGCGCTTCGGCGATATCTTCCTCACTGAGATGATACGAACGAAGCTTGGCGACAAAAGCTTCCAACCCACGTGCTTCCTCCGCCAATTGCTCGCGTTCTTTCATCCAACCAGTGACGTTCTCTCGCGTGTACGTTGCGAGTACTTCCGACGGATGGCGGCGCGGCTTATTCTTACGTGACATGAAAACTCCGGTTTTTGAAAGGTTTTGGAACGGACAGAAAGAGTCTCCCCGATTCCAGTACACTTCCCGATTTTCAAAAAGCCCGGGCAAGCAGACCCGTGCAAGGGACGTTGCACCTTGCACCTACTACTATGGCAATCGCCGTACCATGCTAGTTGAGAAACGTAAGTCTATATAAATCAATGACTTACGTTTTCTGGAAACTAGAACTGTAGTGCCAGCGCAACACCAAAAAACGTAAGTCATTGTGCCGCAATGAGTTAGCACGCCACACTTGTGTTGCAGGGGTGCCACACTTTCTAGTTGATTCTCATTCTCATTCTAACGCCGTTAGGTGAGCGGGATTGTCTCAGTACTGAGATATGCCCCCGCGCCGGCATTGATAATGATTTCTCATTATCAACAAACTTATTGATAATGATTTCTCATTATCATTCCCGCCATGCTGATAATGATTTCTCATTATCATTTAGGTTTGTCTTAGTGGTGAGAGTCTTAGTGATGAGATAGGAGGGAGGGGGGAAATGCGAGGCCGAGGAGGAAAAATTAAGGCACCGCTATAATTTTTGCAATAAAATTTAAACACTCATGGGAAAATATACAGCCCTGTCCATCTTGCCCTTTCCCCTCCAACCCACTATACTTACTCCAATAAGTCCAACCAATCACAGCAAACAGGGAGCGCAAAAGATGGGACTTTCAAGAGTTAATCGCGTAACAGTAACAATCGCGAATGGAGCAACGGCTTCGAACGTTATCTCCTCGTGGAACACGTACGGGGGAAGTGCGGGAATCATGATCTACTCTCCTGCAACTCTTCCCGAAACCGTTAAGATCGAAGTATCAGCAGACACATCTTCGACTCCAACGAACTGGCAGAACCTGCAAGACGGAGCCGTTCTCGCTGATCTCACCGTACCTGCTGCAAACAAGGCACAGTACTACGAAAGACTAGTACTAGCAAACCATGTGAGGTTCGTCTCAACGGCTGCGGTTGGTGCGGAGAGAAACTTCTCTATTACATTCCAGGCCATCTACAACTAATACCATGAGCCTCGAAACATACAGTGGATCAAACGCTGATGTATTAGAGCTTCTCTTCCCAGAAGGGAAGTGGCGGGAGATGATTGCGAAGATTGCGTGGGAGATCTACGATGAACTTCCCACCGACAATATACGCCTAAAGAGATGGGGATTTTCAATTCCTATTCCAAGATTCATCTTCGATAAGTTCATGGTCCTTCTTTTCGGTAATAAACCATGAGTCCTATTATTGTTACTAATAGCAGCCCAAGCGGTCGCATGAGGCGCGTGAAGTGGGCGGCTGGTGAAGGTGGTGGGGGTGGTGCATACACGGTGCAGCAGCGCGTCAATCTCTGGCGATTTGATGGGAATACTGGCACCGTTCGTGTGTCAGGAGGAATCCCGTTCGCGCCGGGAGTGATGACCGATCCAAGCAAAATTTCGCTTTGGATTGGCGGCGTCGAGCAGCGCATTGCGGTGGGCAACATTTTTGGCCGCTGGCCTGATCGAGTCTCCAAGCGTGCGGCGTGTATTCAATGGGAAGGTGCGCTGACTAATGGCGTTCCCGTTGAAGGTGAAATCCGATACGGAGTCACTCGCGCTACAACAGACCTCACGTACGCTGACGAGATTTACTTCTCTAGCAATCCTCTCGTTGCATCACGCAACCGCAAGGCGGTCATTGCGTGTATGGACTCGCAGTACCTGTGTGACACATGGGTGCTGCTGACCAGCGCCAAGCCAGAAAGCAGTCAGACGACGACATCGCTTACGCAATATTTCTCGACTGACCGCAGCGGCGACTTGAGTTATCGCGCATACGCAGGGTTCTCGAATTTCAACAACACCTTTTCTCCCGGTGTTGCACGCGGCACTGGTACGACGTACGAACACGTTTGGGCAAGACAAGCGGCGTACGTACGTACGACATCGGATGCAAACCGACGAACGTACTATCAAGAGTGGCATGAGCTAATTACGAATCTGGCAACAGAAGAGTATAGCCAACGACTTGGTTCAAACAATCTTGCCTACACTCAACTTTGGGCAATCGACCCATCGTTGCCTGTGGCGCTATCGCCAGATTCGTACGCTTTGGTTGGAGAAGCGTTCACCGGCTTTTTCTTCGGTCTGACCTCTGGCTATCTTCTGAGCGGATACAAACAATGCTGGCGCGCAATTAATCGTCATGCAGGAGCAGCCTTCGGAGACGCAGCGTTTCACGGGTTCTCTGGCGAGTGGATCAAGAACAACGAGTACGCATCGCCACGCTTTAATCTCCATTTAGGCATCAACCCTCTCATGTGTGCCTACGTTATTGAGGCGACCCAGACAATCGTTGGTGGCTATACCTCGTATGGGTTTGGCCGAGACAATAGTGTTGAAAGCTGGTCGCGAGATTTAAGCACTATGATCGACGATTTAGACACTTTCAAGTTCACGACGGCGAACTACGCCGCATGGAAAGATGGTGTCGTTGGTATGCGCCCAACGCTAACCGTTGGATATCCCCCTTCCAGTCCAATCGCCGGAAGAGTTGGTGTATTCCAAGCTCTCATCATTGCCAACACGCTGCGTTTTTACTACGAAAACATTAAGAACGACAGCCGCATTCCAACGATGCTTGTGAAACTTGCAGATTGGGCTGCTGGGCAGGTTGCCACGTTTACGACGGGCGTAAACACAGGGAAGATCGGTATCCCGTACACTGATGCCGCAACGCCACGCACGCAAGCGGACTTTGACGATGACGCACTGTTCTACCCCGGTACGATTATCGAGCCGCTGGCCGCAGCATATGCAATCACTGGGACGGCGTCATATAAAACGCTCGCATTACAGTGTGCCAGTAAAGCCCAACTAGGAGAGGATGGATCGTCCTTCGTGCCCAACATCAAGGGCGAGGGCGAGTATTTCCGCGCCAGCCAACAGAGTCTTCCATATCTGCTGGAAGGTGGCGTATTGCGACCGCTCGGTAATGCTGGACATCCGACCGCAATCTTCGACGATCTCCCCTCTCATCCAGCATCCTAAACCATGAGCGTACTACGCACAGATTTCTCTGGTGTCTTCGATGCAGGGTTGTTTACGAAGTACGACATCGGCGGCACAGTTACACAAACTGGCGGCGAAATTATCTTCGATGGGACAGACCCCTTCGTTGTTGATGTTACACCAGTTAACGCGACCGACTCATACTTTGCGGTCCAAATATCGAGCTATCCTGCTGCTAACACAGACTACCGCTTTTTTGTCGGTGCAATCGACTCTGCTGGTCGTGGCATCGGGTTGCGTTTTTCTGCTGGATCATTCGATGCATTAAATCGACAAGATAGCGGAACCGCGCAAGCTCTTACTACTGCGGGGTTGTCCGGTGGGGCGAGTTGGTCTACATCGTACACGTTTGCTCGCACAAGGTTCAGTGGCGGGTTGGCTTACTGTGAAGGCAGTAGTGACGGAGTTACTTGGACCGAGGTGTTTAATGCATCGGTACCGAGTGGGTTTGACATTACCAACGTACGCGGCGTGTTCGGCCAAGCTGGGTCATTCAATCCGTCGATTTACAAGGTCACGAACTACTACGCGCCTGCTCTCGCCGGTCCCGCCGCCGCAAGCGACAATTTCAATCGTGCAGACGGTGATCCCGGAAGTAATTGGGATACGATGACGGGTGCGTCTCGACTCCAGATTGTCAGCAACTCGGTGCGTGGAGACGCCAGCTTCACGCCGTTCGCGTTGGCGTGGAAAGAGAGTGTTGCAAATTTCAGCGACGATCAGGAATCGAGCGTGACAATCGTAAGCACAGGAACATCGGACGCATACGGTCCAGCAGTTCGCATGAGCATCGGAGCGGGAACGTGTTATGCGCTGCGATGTTCAACAGGTAACACTGACGTAAGCGTTGAGAGCTGGAACAATGGTTCTAACACGCTACTTGGATTGATTGCGGGTGTCGGCGTTGCAGTCAGCGATGTTTTTAAGTTGCGAATTGTCGGTACAACTCTCACGACATTCAAAAACGGAACACTCGTAGATACGCGAACAGTTACAACGCACAGTACGGGCCAGCCGGGAATCTACGGCTACCACTTTGGCGAGAATAGTACTCGTGTCGATACTTGGTCTGCGGCTGACGCCTCTGCTTCTACATCCGCAACCGCTGCAATTTCATCTGGCTACCATAACCGAGGACTACGTTAAATGGCGTTTTGTGGATACATCAAACAGAGTAGCACACCAACTCTAGTTCTCGGTCCATTTCTGGATGCGACGGATGGTGTGACGGCAGAGACAGCACTCAGCATTGCACAAGCCGATGTGCGACTGTCAAAAAATGGAGCGGCGTTCGCGCAGATTGCAGAATCCACCTCTGCAACGCACATGGAGAATGGATACTACTCCAAGCTCACGAACTCCACCGACACCGGCACACTCGGCATTCTAAGTGTTGCCGTCGCAGAAGCCGGTGCGCTGCCCGTCCGACAGGATTATCTCGTTGTTACTGGTCAGGAATGGGATCGCATTCACCAGACAACGGGTCCAATTGCGGGGTTGGGCATCCTCGATCGTGGAACGGCAACGGCTGCAACAAGCACATCTCTCACGTTGGCCGCCACGTCTACGTTTGCAGATGATACTTTGATTGGCGCGACGCTAATGGTGTTCGGCAGCACACAGAACTATTGGCAATCGCGTTCTATCATTGATTATGTTAGTTCCACGTTCATTGCGACAGTGGATGCGTTTACTGTGACGCCCACTGGAACGCTTTTTTATGTGCTCTTTGCAGGCGCTCCGGCAAGTGCTACGCTATATCCGCCGATGAACGCTGAACAGATTAACCAAGTCAACATCCTTGGCACTGGTACGATTGCCGATCCCTTCCGCACCGTTTGAGGAATAATTTATGGCTGATAACGTAACACTTGGTAGCGCAACGTACGCAACCGACGACATTGGTGGTGTGCAATACCCCCGTGAAAAGATTATCTGGGGTGGAGATGGTGTTGCTAACGAAGTAACTGAGGCCAACCCACTGCCTGTTGTTACGAGCGGCTATGATCCTGTCGGTCAAAAGCTGTTGGTTGGTACGGCTCGCGAGAGGTTCTTTGAAGACTTCAACACGTTTGACACGGTAAATACGTGGGAAGTTACGCAGACGGGTCCTGGCATGACAATCACGGGTCCTCTCGGTGGTGCGGCAGCGGGTAGTAAGCCGTATCTCAACATCGCATCGGGTGTGACGACCGCATCAAAGACGATCATCTTGTCGCGCAGCATTTTCTCTATGCCGCTGGATGTTCGTTATCAAATCTCGGCATCGCAGCGTATTGCGAACAATCGTTGCATTGTTGGACTCGTCGAGTGTAACAGCGCCGGTGTGTTGGTGACGGATACGACGTATGCATCTGCTGCTGATTTGCTCAACACGCGAAATGCCGTGGCTCACGTACACGATGGAACGACGGCCACGACTGCCCAGTTGTATGCTCGCGGAGCAGGATCGGCCATCGACATTTTCGCAAATGCGTTTGGCACAGGATTTACCACCGTGGCAACCGGCACTGGCCCAAACTGGATCGCCGCGACCGTCTTCGGCTTTATGGCCGAGCGAGATCGCATTAATTCGCGAGCGTGGGGACAGAACGCAATCACGAATTTGGGCGGGCAGTTTGGATATGATCGTGTTCTGCCGAGTCCGACAAAGCTATACCGCTTGGCAATCATCGTAGAAAACACGGGTGTTCCTGCTTCGACGACTGATTGGCGTATCCATCTAGTCAATATCATGGATGCGACGCGGTTTGATGTGTCTTCGCGCAACGGTGGCAGCACAGATGCGAGCAAAGCACTTCCAGTTCTCGCAAACCTTGCCCCGGCACAAACGCTCGCTACTGTTACTACTGTCACGAACGTTACGACGGCAGGAACTCCACTCGCGCCCGCCACACCGTACATTCTTAATTCAGTCGCCGGCACCAACGGCGCATTGATTCTGACGGGTACGTCTGGACTTCATGCGTTCTACGCGACAAATACAGGTGCTTCTGTCGCGTTTGTGAAGTTGTACAACAAGGCGACTGCACCGACCGTGGGCACCGATGTTCCCGCAATGATTCTGCCCGTTCCTGCCGCAGTTGGTGGCGTTCCCGGTGTATGTACGTTGCCTATTGGATTCAACGGGTTCCGCTTCGCGCTAGGATTGGGAATCGCAATCACTGGTTTGGTGGCTGATACCGATACCACCGCTGTCGCGGCTGGTCAGGTTAAAGTAATCCTCTCGCGGACAGTGTAATGGCGACCGCAACGATCCTGCACAACTACGCACCATACTACGTCATCGAAGTTGCGTTTGGTGGGCTGACGTTCGTGCAGGAAATCGTTTCGTCACTCACGGGCGCAGCGTTGGATACGATGCTACAAGCGTATGCTGACGATTACATGACACAGTACGAAGGAGCCTGATATGTTTCTCATCCTCGTGGCCTCCAACGCAATGGACGGCACGTTACTTGATTACCGTCCACCCACGTTTCAAGTATGGGAGCGTGGTGTATGGCAGAGAGGAACGTGGGGAATGAATGATGATTTTGAGCCAGCAGGTGGTGGAGGCGGGGGAAGCGGCTCAGCTCCCACAGTAAGTGCAATATGGTTTTTCAATCGTCGTCGTCGTCGTTAACTCTAACTTCTCCTATCATGCCCACGAAAAAGAAAGATCCCAAAGCTGGAAAGATTTGTAAGAAGTGCAATCGTCCGATGTCTAGCTGTAAGTGCTAACAACCTTCGGAGACTAACATGAAGAAAGACGGAATGGCTTATCAGAACCTGAAGCCGAAGACTCGCGTTGGCAAGCTCAAGAAGTCTGCTAATGCAAAGACCATGTCTAAGATGAAGAATCGTGTGAAGGAAAGCCCTTACATGAAGAAGGGCAAGTAACATGAAGATGACGCGCACACTGGATAAGGATCACGGTGGCGCGGCCAATCAGTACCACAAGAACTGGAAGCCAATTCATACTTCTATTGTTCTCGATTACGCGCAAGGAAGAAGCATCTCTCAGCTCTCTGAAAAGTTTGGCTTTGCTCAGTCCACTATAGCAAACGTCGTACGATCGAAGAAAGCTAAAGATATCCTTGCGCGAATCGAGGCCAATATCCTTCGAAGCGGCACAGAATCTTTCCCAGATGCAGTCAAAAAGGGAAAGATTCTGGCCTTCGAGCGTATGCAGGAACTTCTACAGAACGACGCACTAGCCGAAAAAGCGCCGTTTGCGTTCTTTGATAAGGCCGCCAAAAGTTTTGAGCTCTTTGCAAAGTACGAAACACCAACTCCCGAAGCAGCATCTGTGCAGAACAACAACGTGCAGATGAATATCTTCTCTAATCCTGAACAAGTCTCTGCACTTACAGACGGCCTAAACAAGGCTCTCGAAGTGACCCAGAGATACGCCGAACTATCTTCCGGTTCAGTTGATGGATCTTCTACAGAACAACAGCTCTTCCCTGAAAGAAGCCGAGAAGTTGCAGGCAAACTTGGGGCGAGAGAAGATTTCTCTTTTGAGGAGGCAGGCGAAGACTGACCTGTTCTTCCTCTGCTCTACAATCCTAGGTTATAACAAGCTTTCTCCAGGATTGCACGGTCACTTCTCATCGTGGTTACGCAAAACTGTAGCAAAACAGTGGCGATTAATGCTGCTTCCACGCGGTCATTATAAGTCAACCGTCGCTACAATTGGAGATACGATACAGATTATTCTTCCAGATGATGGGGGAAATGAGCCGTATCCGCGCAATCTAGGACCCGAAGTGCGAGTTCTTCTTTCACACGAAGGGCAAGAGCACGCATCGCGATTCCTCTACTCGATCACTTCTCACTTCCGCACTAATCCTCTTTTGATTGCTCTCTTTCCTGAGTGTGTTCCGGGGAAGGGACAGCGAATGAATCAAACAGAGCTAGAGCTGCCGCGGAAAAGTTATTGGGCAGAGCCAACCGTAGACGTTATGGGTGTCGGTACTCGTGCACAGGGGCGACATTATGATTGGCTTAAACTGGATGATATCTACGGAGCTGCCGCCCGAGACTCTGAGGCAGTTCACAGAGCTACAATACTATGGCTCGACAACATTCAGTCTTTCTTGCTTACGCCCTCCACCGACCACATTGACTTTATTGGCACACGATACAAACACGATGACGTGTACAAACACATCATGGACGTGTATGACAGTGAACTTATTAAGTATGTCCGTCCAATTGTAGAGTACAATGGCTTGACGGGAAAGCGGGACTCAATCTTTCCTGAGCAGTTTCCAGAATCTACACTAAAGATTCTACAGAAGAACCCAGTTGTATATAACTCTCAGTATCTTAACGATCCTCTCTCAGGAGCAGCTGAGTTTGATCGCGCGTGGGAGAGATACTACAACCGTATCAAGTGGGACACACTAGATCGACGAGTTAGTTATGAGAGGGATGATGGAACAATGGAAACTCTCTCATGGTTAGAACTAGATCGTCTGATCATTGTTGATCCTGCAACCGTTGGCAACAGTGGCATTGTAGTAACAGGAACTAACTCTGCTCGTAACCCTAAAGCTTTCATCCTCGAAGAGGAACAGAAGGCGCTTCAGCCTCCAGAGTTAGTTAAAAGGATCTTTCAGCTCGTTGAGAAGTGGCAACCACGTGGAGTAGTGATCGAAGAAGTTCTATTCTCACAGCTCTTTCGCCACTGGATTCAGCGGGAACAACAGGTACGAGGAACGTACTTCCGTATCATTCCTGCTAAGACGCGACAGAGATCTAAGGAAGACCGAGTAAGAGGCTTGTCTACTTGGTTTGCAAACTCGCAGATCTATCTGCATCCGAGCCAAGAAGAATTAATCCGTCAGTTCCGTCAGTTTCCAGGAATCAAGGAATATCATATGCTAGACGCATTAGCATATGGTCCAGAGTTCTGGAGAGCCAGTGCGGGAAGTGATGAAGAAGAGAAGCGAGAGTCTGCAATTGATTACATTAAGCGCACACGCGACCCCGTGACGGGATACTCTAAAGTGAGGTATGGATGAACATTTCAGGCAACCCTAAGACAACTCTTACTGGCGCATCTCTTGGAGTTAGCGGAGTCATTCTAGCTCTGCTTCCTCCTGCAATTCAAGATGCGTGCATGGATGCAATTACATCTCATGACAATCCTCTCGTGATCGGTGTACTTGTGATCACTGGAATTCTTCTCACTGTTATCGGTCCATCTCTTGCGAAAAAGGGGAAGCCGGACGATCAAGGCGAGCAACATACTCCGAGCGTTGAGCCGCCTAAAGAGTAAGTGGCATCCGCCAGAAGAGTTTTTTAAGAAGTGGAACAAATATAGGAAGCTTCTGTATGAAACTGCGGAGTATCAGACTCTTCTGGCCGAAGTTAGAGCGAGGGCTTGCGGTATGTGTGAGAGGTGTCAGAAGCGCGGAAGAGAAGTTCACCACAAAGTTAGAGTTTACGATGATCCTTCTCTGGCTCTTGATCCTAACAACTGTGAGTTTCTTTGTCGTCCCTGCCATACAAAACATCACAAGAAGGATAAAAAGAAATGACAATTCCATTTAATCCTAACTTTCAAGTACCTCCACAAGTTCCACAACTGCCGCCTCCTCAGCCTCCACCTCTTACGGAGTTGTTGAAGGGTGTGGGGATGCAGAACTATCAGGCTCCACAAGCTCCAACTAGTCCGTCGCCAAAAGATATGCTTCTCCATGCGCTGTCTATGGTTACGCGACCGGGAAGTATGGCGCTTGATATGGCGAGAGATACGAGGAAGGCGCAGGAAGAAAGTCTCAAGAACTTTGGTAAGGGCGATAAGCTCAACGATCTCGACTTTATCAGTAACTTTATCACGCCTGTTGGGATGGCTGGAACGACAGCTAAAGCATTTAACTCTGTTGCAAGGAATCCAGGGAGTAAAGACTTCCTAGATAATCTTTACTCTAGACTGGTTGCCGCAATTACTTCTGGGCCAAATAAAGGTCAGGGTCAGCAGTGGTTGAAGCACCTTGAAAAGGGTGCAGCAAAGGGAGAGGTAGATCACACGGGATTGACGGACTTCTTGACAGCTAATAAAGATCGGGTCTTCACTAAGGATGAGATCTACGAACTCTCTCAGAAGAATCCGGTAAGGCTGAAAGAAACTGTGTATGAAAATGGTGGTGGGATGTATGGAAGCTTCTGGCCTTTGAATCCAGAAGGCATCAAAGCAAATCCAACGACATACAGAGAAATTGTACTTCAAGGCAATCTTCCTTTTGACGAAAGGCTCGCGGGAAAGAGTGAGGAAGCTCGAAGGGCTGCAATAGAGGCGCTTAGTAGAAATAAAGCAGAAACCGAGTCTTTATCTAATTTGCGTGACCAAGCAAACGACACAGGAAGTTTGCATGTTTATGACATAGATAAACTAAATACTGAAATTCAAGAACTAATAGCTCGGCGTCCAGCTTTATGGGCTGATTTTGATAAAGCTCGTCCATTGTCGGAACGAGCCAAACATTTTGAATCTGATGTGACCAACCAAATTGGTCATCTTCGTACAATGCTTGGTGAACGCAAAGGAAAAATATCTCAAATCTTGGGTGAGTTTCAGTCAGATGCGCACCAGGATGCGAGAAAGCTAGGAAGATTAGGAAAAGCTGGAGAGAAATTACCCTCTGAAGTAGAAAGACTCTACGAAAGATTTAAGAAAGTTGATGATGAGCTGGCAGCTCATACAAAAGCAATAAATGCAGGCGATCCAAATGTCACCACAGAAAAAGATTATCAGCTTCGGAAGAAGTGGTCAGAAGCAGAAGCCGCATGGAAAGATTATAGTCAGGGTAAGGGTGGCGTTCTCCCACTTCCATTTCAGGGTGACAAAGAGTGGGCAGAGCTTCTTCTGAAGCGTGCTCTATTTGAAGCAGCCCAGAACAATGCAGATGAGATTATTATTCCATCTGGTCAAGCTCTCACTGATGCAGTGGGTATGCCGATAGGTGGACAGAAAATGTATAATAAAGATGGTCCTAACCAATTAATGGAATACATTAAGAAGCAGTTGGGAGTAGAGGTGCAGCCGGAACAGATCATGAAGACTAAATATGCGCCCCTTCCTTCGTATTCGGGTGAGCTTTATTCAGTGAATGGAAATGCCTCAACTCCAGGAGCTACAAATCCTCGCGGTCCCATTCCTCTGGGATATGATGATACACTCAGGGATCTTAATGGCTGGGGCAGCATTCATAGTCCAACTCTTACCACTGTACAAAGAATGAAAGATAAGGAGCCTGATCCAGTGTGGAATGCGCTTCTAGCAGATCTCACTGCAATCGCTCCGCCCCCAACAACAGAGCTCGGTGGAACCGCAATCCCCTTCCCCGCAGAAGCCCGCGATAAGGTTCTCTCCGATGGTCAGCGCCTCTGGTCCGCACTTGGTCTAGCTGGAATCCCCACGCTGGACGTCATGACGCAGCCAAAGAAGAAAGAAAAGAAGAAGGAGAAAAAGAAATGAAAGACTCTAAGCTCACGCGAGCGGGAGTGAGTGGCTATAACAAGCCAAAGAGAACTCCCTCCCACCCCACAAAATCTCACGTGGTCGTTGCAAAAGAAGGCGAGCAGACTAAGGTGATTCGCTTCGGCCAACAGGGCGTGACTGGAGATAGAACACCGACTAAACGTCAAGCATCTTTCAAAGCTCGTCATGCGAAGAACATTGCTAAGGGTAAGATGTCCGCTGCGTATTGGGCGGACAAGGTTAAATGGTAGCCTTACTACTCTACATTCTTCACGAACCGGCGCTGTTCGAGGGCGCGCTAGCGCCCGAGAGGCAAATATATCCTGCACCCCTACCATCTTTCCCATGAGAAAATGGAATGTATAACCGCCATTTAGTTCTCACCGAAGAGCAAGAAAGCAGACTAGCCTCATGGTTAGAGACAGAAATCATTAATCATCTAGGTGAGCGTACCGATTTCGTAGAGCGTCTCAAGAGGTACCAAGGGGACTACCTAGCCGAGCCAAGTACAGAGGTGGCTGTCTTCCCCTTTCCGGGCGCAAGTAGTATTATTATTCCATTGACTGCTATCGCGCTCGAAGCTGTGCATTCTCGTACAATGCAAACTGCCTTCGCTCACGATCAGCTCATAGCTGCAAAGATTAAGAATCCAAAGCAGGCAGATCTAGAGCCAGAACTCGAACGCTATCTTCACGATGAGTTGATTGTCGGCGGAGACTTCAAGAAGTCTGTTGAGCCTGCGGTCCTTGAGCTACAGAAGTTGGGAACTGGAATCACAGAAGTGCAATACTGCTATCACAAGCGCAACGGTATTCGTACTTCTCCGGACGGTACAGAAGAAGAGTTTGAAGTGGTGTTCAAGAATGGACCTGAGTTCAAGTCTGTTCCTGTTTCAAACTTCCTGATGCCATTCGATTGTGATGATCCCCAGACTGCACGCTGGTGCGGAAAAGTATTCTGGCTAACTCCTCATGAGATTCTAGATCGTGAGAACGATGGATACTTTATCGAGGGAACGCACGAATCTCTCAAGCATCTCTACACTCCCGGTTCTGCGTCTAAGCTAGACGACGCCGATTCTTACCGAGAGTTTACAGAAGAGAAGACTCTTACTGAACCTTCATGGCCGATTGATGTTGAGTTCTACTGGATCTCAACTCGTTGGCAGGTGAATGAGAAGGGCGCCCCCGAAGAAGTGTTCCTCATTTATCAGCGTGATCTACAGAAGGTTGTAGGTATTTGGTACAACTGGTATGAAGATCTTCGCCGTCCCTTTCGCAAGGGTGTCTACTTTCCGGTAGAGTTTCGATGGTACGGTATCGGCATCGCGAAACAGACAGAGCAGTTTCAGTATGAAGTAACAGCACAACATCGTACGCGCCTAGATAACGCAACGATCTCAAACATGAGAATGTTTAAGGTCAAGAAGGGATCTGGAATTAAAGAGAACGAACCAATCTTCCCCGGTAAGATTTGGTATCTCGATGATATGGATGACATTCAGTCACTCGAAATGGGTGATGTTCGAGCATCCGCGTACAACAATGAAAACCAAGCAGTCGTCTACGCACAGCAGCGTAACGGCGTAAATGAACTTACTCTTGGTATGCCTAGTTCAGGTACACCCGGAACTGCCACCTCAGAAATGGCGCGAGTTCAGGAGTCTGCACGCAAGTTTGATTACTGCTATGGAAACGTAAAGACGCTGCTTGATGAAACGCTTCACGATGGATTGCTCACTACGATTCAGTGGGGTCCAGATGTTGCGCGTCTAGAGTTTAATCCTCGTGGAGCAGAGATTGAGAACTTTCTCAAGTCTCCCTTCAATTACTTCCGCGATAAGATTCTACTCGAAATC